GCCACACTGGTATCAATATTATAGCGGGTGATAAAGCTCCACCATTTGCTTATTCTTCAAATCTAACTAATAAACAAGTTAAATCATTTAGTAATGATGTAGTTAGTTATTTTAATTCTGAAGTAAGAGATCAATTTGTTGCTACTACAAAAATTATTGTATGAAAAAAATATTTACAAACGGCTGCTTCGATATTTTACATCGCGGGCATTTAGATTTGTTTGAATATGCAAAGAGCTTAGGTTACCTATATGTGGGCGTTGATTCTGATGAAAAAGTCCGGCGAGATAAAGGAAAGGATAGACCATATAACCTTTTAGACGATAGAATAAAAATGCTCGAATCACTGCGATTTGTTGATGAAGTGCGTAGTTTTGATACTACAGAAGGGCTAGAAGATTTAATTAAAGAGATTGAACCTGATATAATGGTAATTGGTTCCGATTGGGAAGGTAAAACAGTTGTGGGTAAGGAACACGCGAAGGAACTGCGCTTTTTTGAAAGAGTTAGTGGATATTCTACAACAAAAATATTAGAATATGATTATAGAAGACTGCAAAAAAGTCCGAGAAGATAAAAATAATGAACTTCTTTCAACTACAAAACAAATTATTTTATTCTAAAAAAGAAACTGCGGGTGATTTAGATACTGAAGGGGAGCAAAGTTTTGTACCTTTTTTATTTAATAGATGGTTATCATTCTATAATAATGATATGTGTGTTTTTACGAATGAGACATTAAACAAATTTAGTACTATTTTTGATGACAAGCAACAATCTTATAGAATGTATTATTATCTTATACCTCGTTTAAAGTGGAAGAAGATAAGCTATATTAAAAAGAAGAAAAAGGATAAAGAAGAAGAAAAAGATATAGCTCTAGTTGCAAAAAATAAAAACATATCAAAACGTGAGTTACTTGCCTATGTTGAATTAAGCGACGTTCTATGTAAATAGCTGTATGGCGATGGCTAGCATAGATAATTTGGCACCTACAAGATCTCTAATTGACTTATCCAATCCTGATAAAGGCGACTTTGGAATAGATGATTATGAATTAAGCTTCATTTTTGATGATATTTTACTTATTGAATATACAGATGAAACACCTGAAGGTGAGGTAGAACGTAACGGAATTTTAGTACCGACTAACGCCCTGACTAAGGCTTGGAGAAAGGGTAA